GATCGGGCAAAAGCAGTGATGGATCGCTTGTCGGAAGAGGCGAACCCGGCTCACTTGGAAAATATCCGGTACGCAGAAGACGCAGCCGTACATGATGTCTACCAAGCACAAATGGGGAAAAGCGGCAAAGCGTGGCAGAGTATCTTGGACAACCACACGTTTGGAGTGGGACGGATCATCGTCCCCTTCTTCCGGACCCCGATGAACATCCTCCTGCGGTTCTTCGACTACTCACCAACCGGGTCACTTTCGTATGTGTTCTCTAGGGCCATGAACAGTGTGGAATACCCCAGGGGGGCCGTCCTTCGGGACAGAGCGGGCAAAGTCCTTACAGATGGTGACGGCCAACCAAGATATTCCTACCCAAAGGGCGAGGCCCCTGGTGATGCGATCTTCAGTATTCACCAACGACACTACGACGCGATGACCAGTCCGGACCCAAGAATCCGAAACCGAGCACTCGGCCAGCAGATGATGGGCGCTGGGCTCATCACATACGCATGGCAACTTTTGGAAAGCGGCGCCATGACTGGCCCTGGACCAAGAGATCGAGCCGCACGACACGCCTGGCTCGCCGCTGGGAAACGACCATTTACAATCCAGATGTCCAAACTGCCGCTATTTGGCGGGATGTTTGAGGAAGACTTCCACGTTGGGTTCCACAAGATGGATCCACACTTCATGTGGCTCGGCCTCGTTTCCTCCACAGCCGAACTCATTCAACACCAACCTGGAATGACTGATGATGAGCAGATAGGTCTGATGACTGGGCTGCTCTACTCGACCATGTCCATGATGGAGCAGAAGTCTTATATTCAGGGGCTGGTTGACTTCTTCAAGGCCGTCGAAGACCCCAAGCGGTACGCAGAAGTGTGGACTAGGAACCTGGTGACCAGTGCAACACCTGCGTCATCACTTGTTCGCAACTGGTATCAATCTGCCGACCCGGTAATGCGGGATGTTGTGAACATGAGCGAGGCGCTGCAGGCCCGAACGATATTCGGAGTCGGCCACGATGCTGATGATTTGCCACCCGTCTACACGCCCATCGGAACAAACCTCTTGCGAGTTATCGAGGGGACCTCGAGTTCTGCAAACTGGTTCAACATGATGTCACCGATCTCGTTCTCATGGGAATCACCCGACGTGGTCTACCAGGGTCTTGCGAATATGCGACAGCACATGAGACCTCCACGCACACACCTTCGACAAGTCGATCTTCGGAAGCATGAAGATGACTCCTACCAGTGGTCCTCATGGCATGCGTGGCAGGAAGCAACAGGTACGGTCAAAGGACTCCAAGACTTGGACCCGCACCCTGACCAGCAAGAGCTGTATGAACTGAACTGCTATGAGTACCTCTGGCACTACTATTCTCCAGAGGGGATGTTGCATAGCAAGTACCAGGAGCACCTCCGTCTGGACGAACAAGCGATCGACCCGGAGGGCCGGTCTGAAGTTGACAAGTGGGTTCGAGACGCGGTGCAGGATTACCGTGATGCGGGACTGCAAGTCGTACTCAATCAGACCCCGTCACTTCGTATCGCACTGAACGAGTCCGAGATCGGCTACCTCCAAGGTCTGGTCCCCGAATACAAACGGAAGTTTGGCGTAGACAGTCCAGAGTCCGGAAACCTCCTCCAGTTGATAAAGCAACTCGAGATCGGAGCACATGATGCCAGAAGCGAACAGAGAACCCAACTCCAGCCTGTCGCTCCTTGAGCAAATGAGTGAGCTGTACGACGCTCACTTACTCCAGGTCCTGCAAGAAGGACGGGAGATCGTCAATCGTGACGGTGAAGTAGAGAAGGTTGAACCTACCGCCGCAGACCTCAACGTGATTCGGCAGCGTCTCAAAGACTGCGGCATCACTTCTGCACCGACAGCGAACAATCCGATTGGTAACATCGTCGCCGAGATGACCAGGAGAGGCATGCAGATGCCTGAACTGGACGACTCTGATGATGTAGCCACGGCATAGGGGGTGGCGTATGCCATGCGAAGACTGCGGACATCAAATCCGCGAGGGCTATCCCCTCGTATTCGTCGATTGGGTAGATTCCTGTGAGAACCTGGACAACTCGGACATCAACGTGTTCGACTTGCCTGAGCCACAGCGAATCTTTCAGTGTGGATTCCTCGTTCACGATGAAGAGGAATACATAGTCGTTGCTGGAGCCATGAAACCCATGCTCGAGACATACGATTATTGCATCGCAATCCCTCGCGTAGCGATCAACACAATCCGAACGATGAACTTCCTGGAGAAGCCAGCGGGGGCTGGAGATGAATAGATGGCAATACGCAAACGGACGGCGAGATTCGCAGCAATCTCGTGCGTTCACTGCCCATTCGAGAGCAAGGACGCGATCGAATGGCTGCTGCTGCGGCTGGACGAGGGTGGCGAGAAACTAACTGACTTTATATTGCTCGGTGATCTCTTTGAATCAACAGCGGCCAGCGTCCACCCCGATGAACATCAGCACACGCTCTCTGATGAGTACGAAGCCGGAGCGGCCTATCTGACACAGATTCGTGAAAGTCTTCCAAAAAAGTGCAATCTCCACTGGTTGCTCGGAAATCACGACGACAACCTCCAAACCAAGGACAGTCGCCGGACCGACTGGAGGACCAGGGGGTTGATCCACTGGATGCAGAGTGAATGGGGTCCCACCTTCCGACTCTGGAGACAGTACCCGTACATCAAGCCCTCGGTCCACGACCAGAGGGGGTGTATGCAGCTCGGCCAGGTCATTTTCATGCACGGCTTCGACGCGGGGCAGAACTCTGATGAACTCGAGGGGCTCCAGGTCGCCTACGCCTGCGGAGGCCATGCTCACCGCCTGGTAGTTCGCGGCCATACCCACCGGCCTCGTGATGTCACCCAAACGAAGCGGAGTGGAAAGGTGCTCCTACCGTACTGGGTGGCGAACGCCGGAACCATGGGCCCGCTACAACCGCAATACATGGCCCGGAAGGATGTCACCCAATGGTCTCCGGGTATCGTGTGGGGAGAAGCCAAGGTCAACTCACCTAGTCGATTCGCTTCCAAGGAATGGGACGCCCATGTGGAGATGCCATGAAGGAAATCATCATCGCCTGTAGTGGACCCTCCCTGGATCCTGACCAAGTCTGCGATTCGGGCCTCGAAATCGTCGCGGTCTCGACGGCCATCAGGAGCCTCTACAATGGCTCCTCACGCATTCCAGAATACTGGGCGTTTGCGGACAAGTTGAATGATCGCCATGGCGAGGAGGGCTCTGAGGCGTTCCTAGACGACCGTGTGGTGAAAGTCATGCCGTCTATTCGAGGAGGCGGGGCAAGGAACATCGCCAAAGATGGATACGACATCTCCACGTCGAACCACGAGTTGTTCTTGTACCTGTCTAACGCAGGGATGAAGAACTGGTCATCCTCTTGCTTCGCTGTGGCGTGGGCCATCTCCAAGGGGTATGAGCACCTGATATTCGCCGGATGCGACCTTGCCCAACCAGGCAAATGGGAGGGCGTTCTCGTGACGTTACGCGAATATCACGACAAATACCCGGACGTTCGACTCACGAGCTGGACGCCAGAATCAAGAATCAACGACTTCATGGAGGTTGACCTCCTATGAATGAGGACAACAATGCCAAACTCGAGAAATACGTCCAACATCTCGCCAGTGACTTCCCGTTCTTCTGTCGTGAACTCTGGAAAGAGATCGGATTGCCGGACCTCGCGGACCACCAGGAGCAGATCGCCCGATGGCTCCAGAATGGGCCCGTCAGAAGGGGAGTTCGCGCGTTCCGAGGTGCGTCAAAGACGTGGGTCACACTTGGGTACTGCATCTGGAGGCTCTTCCGAGACCCGAACGAGCGGGTCCTCCTAGTCTCCAAGTCGGAGAAGCACAGCAAGGACTCCCTGTTCATGGCCCGTCGCTGGATCGGCCAAGTGGCCTGGTTGCAGCACCTGGCACCGGACAAGCGTGGAGGGCAACGAGACTCGGCCACAAAGTTCGATGTTGGGCCGGCTCCAAATGATCGAACACCCTCATTCACTGCTGCGTCGATCACCGGCCAGATCGTAGGATCTCGAGCCACCCTGGTCGTCGGCGATGACTGCGAGACTGGCGAGAATACCCTGACCCTGGAACAGCGGGATCGGCTCAGGCATCAGGTGACGGAGTTCGAGAACATCATCATTCCGGGGGACGACATCGTCTTCCTTGGGACGCCCCACCACGCCGAGAGCCTGTACGACAAACTGGCCGATTCTGGCTATGTCTTCCAGTCGTGGCCGGCGAGGATTCCGGGCAAAGACGGGAAACTAGACGACCTGTCGGTGGACCTGAGTGACCTGGTTGAGTCTGGCGACATGAAAATAGGCGACCCAGTGTGGCCTACTAGGTTCACTGGCGAAGAACTGGATCTCCGAGAGGCGAGTGAGGGCCGTTCGACCTATGCGATGCAGTACCAAATGCTCACGCATCTGGGACAGGGCCTCGAATGCCCACTGAGACTGAAGGACTTCATTGTCCAGCCAGTCCAGAGGGACCGGGCGCCCATGACAATCGCATGGGGCACGACGAACGACCGTGGCGGGACCACTCGTCTCGAGGAGATCCTCTCACTGGGATTCGGAACCGATGGGTTCTACGCTCCGATCTTCTTCGACGAGGACTGGGGATCCTATACCTCAACCAAGATGTGGATCGACCCCTCGGGAAGAGGTGCCGACAAGACGGCCTATGCCATAGTGAGCCACCTCAATGGGTTCCTGTGGGTCAAAGCTGTCGGTGGTCTCGATGGAGGCTTCGGCCAGAACACCCTGGAGGGCCTCGCCATGCAGGCAAGGCTCCACAACGTCCGTGAAATCTACTGTGAGTCCAACTTCGGGCAGGATATGTTCCTGGAACTGTTCAGACCGGTCCTTGCAAGGAACTTCGCACCAGAAGGGGACGATGAGTACCCCAATGGGTGGGGAGCCTCCCTTGAGGGGGTCAGAGTCCACGGCCAAAAGGAAGTCAGGGTCATAACCGCCCTGGAACCTCCGACCAACATGCACAGGGTCATTTTGGACCCGTCTGTGGCCGAAAATCAGGCCCTGCAACGGCAAATCACCCGAATCACCCGTGAACGCAACTGTCTCAAGCATGACGATGAGGTTGAATCCCTCGCTATGTGCGTGAAGATGTGGGAAGAGGTGTTGAGTACGGATCCAGGTCGTGGAGCAGCCCGAAAGCGGGCCAATGACATCGAAGAGAACATCAGAAAGCATTATGAGGCAATGGGCCTGGCGTCAGGCAATGAGCCGCGCTGGTTCCAGCACTCTTGAGGGCAATATGAGCAAAAAACGCAACTACCGCAAGGAATACGACGAGTACCACGGGAACCCGCTGCAGATCGAGCGCCGTTCCGAGCGGAACAAGGCTCGTCGTAAAAAGGGCCTCAAGCCTGGAGATCCAAGAGAAGTGGATCACAAGAGACCGCTCTCCAAGGGCGGGTCAAATGGCAGCAACAACCTCCGGATCACCTCCAGGAGCACAAATCGCAAGAAGGGGAGCAAGTAATGCCGTGGGAAAACACTTCAAGCCATTGGGGCGGTGGCGAGATCGAAATAGGGTTGTGCCCACAGACGAATGTTCATGGCAACTGGGCCCAGACGTTGATGGGTAGTTCAGCCCGTGTCTACAAGGTGACCGGTGGTGGACGAGACACCAACGCCACGAATGGGTATGTGGGCTGGAAGTCTTGGGCCCAGACGGAGGATCAATACGATCTCATTGGACACCCGTTCAAAACAGTGCAGTACCCCTCAGTCATTATTCATCACATGAGGGCGTCGGTCTACACCGACAAGGGAGAGAGTGTCTGGACGGGGATGAAGGGCTTCTGGGCAGCATCGCCACAACGGTCCAGGATGATGAGTAGCCGTCTGACGAACCTCAGACATGGGGTTGCACCACGATGAAAAAAACAGGAGGCCAGCATGCCTAAGAATCCAGGAAACAAGAAGATCCCGTACCCTAAGCCCAAGGGTGAGGGCAAGAAGAACGAGAAGAAGATCAGGCGGGGCAAGACCAAGCGATAACCGACTTCTGGAGAGACAACACATGACCTCAATCACTGGAACCGTCATCCATGGCCGTGGGTATGAGCACAAGGCACCCACAGCCAATGTGAAGCTGGAAGAACCCCTGGAGCCGGGCATATTCACCGCTATGGTCCGTCTCAAGGGCGAAGTCATCGGTCAGGCCATGGTCTGGTCGATTCCGAGGTCCTCAATCTTGGAGGTCTACATCGCCAAGTTCAATGGGAACCTCTACGGTGAGGAACTGACCATCTTCCATATCCACCGGCTCGAGAGATCCACCCTCTGCACCCTCTTGGACCAGGCTCTCCGCTCTGTTCCACTGACCGAGACCGGAGTTCCCTGC